GCTCATAACCATCGCGCATCTGTAAGGACACGTTGTTGGCTAATGGCTGACCTAGCACATGAGTCGCTACCCAGCGAAACGTGTAATCTGGATCAGGTGTCGGATCGGGCAAGTTGCTCGGCGGTACGTATTCCGCACGAACAGATTTTTCGCGTGTCTTTAAGTCACGTGTAATGCGGTCAATAGTATCAGCCATTTTGTTTCTCCAATTTTGCTAATTCAACAGCGTATTGCTGTGGGGTTAATCCAAATTTTTTAGCCAAGGCGACTTGCGTTGGCGACATTTCAACTTTTCGTACCCCAGACGACCTAGTCGCGGAAGCAACTACTGTTGCAGCTTTTTTAGAGCCATCAACCGATTTAGGCTTTTCTTCTTTTCCAAATATCTCTGGAAAAGTTGATTTAATGCGAGCATCAATGCGCTCGAAATATTCGTCAGAGCGAGGGTCAACCCCCGAGTTCACTAGTTTTTGATGCAGCCCTAGAGAAAAGCTGGTTAATTCTTCATACCCCGATTGACCGAACCACTGGTTTCTTGCCTGCCAGCGCAGGGTTTTATCGTCGATCTCTTGTCGGGGTGGAGGAGATGACCTGATTTGTACATCAATATCATCTTGTTGTAAAGGGGTAGGTCTAAAGTTTTTTGCCGCTTCTACACGCATTTTAGCGTCTGTCATGGCTTCTTGGGCGTCTAACAGGGCGTCAGAATCGCCTGCTTCGTACGCTTCTTTGTACTTACGCTTGGCATTTTCAAGCTCAGCGCTAGTTGCTGCCTTGATTGTCTCTGAATAAGTCTGTTCCCCATGGCTAACGTGCTGTTTGAGACGCTTATTCTCATCAATAACGTGCTGAGTGATGCGTTCTAGCTCTACTTTTTCACGTGCAAGGGCTTCTTTGGCACGGCGCTCGTCATGACGGGCGTGTGTTAGCTCTTTTATGCGCTTTTTAACGCCATCGGAGTACGTATCAAGCTCATCATCTGACGGATCATCTACATCACGACCCAATGGCTTGCGGCCACGGTCTTCTTGGGGGGTATCGTCAACGATTTCTATCTCAATTTCAGTACTTTCGTTCTCTTTTCCTGCGGAATTGTCTTCAACTTCGTCAGGAAACTTGTACGGTTCAGCCATTTTTATCCTTTCAAGCGCGGGTCAGGCCGCGAGGGTCTTGCACAACAGCATCAACTTGGTCGTCGTTGATGAGACGGAACTCTTTGCCAAAGATTTTGAATCTTGTGCCAGAGTAGGTACGTACTAAAACAAAATCACCTTCTTTGCACCATGCTCCGTTGGGAAACTTGGTGGTGTCGTTGTACGCATCGGGGCCAACTTTTAAAACAAACAACACAGTGGTTGCTGTTTCTTCTTGGCGCATGCTTTCAATAGGCCGGACTAAGTCCAGACTTGTACCGTCGACACGTTCAGAGATGTCAGGCACAGCGCAAAGAATCTTCCAACCTGTGGGGATGGGAAGTTGCGTAGCTTTTAACTCGTCGGTATCTTCAGGAGCATCCAGAGGCTGGATGGGTTCAGGCAGTGCAAAAGCACCGGGGGAGAGATCAAGATCACTCATCTGATTGTTCAACTTTCTGTGCAAGGTCAAGTAGATAACGCTCTGCAAGGGCTAGACCCTGAATAATCCCGCAGAGTTTTTGATATTCCTCGAATGTTCGACACCCACCACCTGACAAATCGTCAGCGTAGTTGTTCATGTCAGTGCGTAATTTTTCGCGCAATACGCGTGCGAAGTCTTGGATCATGATTTAGGCTCGTTTCGGTTGCGATTATTTTGAAGCGCAGTGGTGCGTGCCTGCAATTCCATCTGAGCTTGATTCTTTGCGATGTCAGCGCCCATCTGGACACCGGCACGTTCTTGTTCAAACTGAACTTTGGCTTGGGACTCTTTAATTTGTGCGCCCACTTTGAGGGCGTCGAGTTCCAAGCGACCGCTGACTTTTTGCTCTTCCAACTCTTGTTTGTCGGTAGCGGCAGCAACGTCGGCTATCATCTTTTGTTTCTTCAACTCCAACTCTTGTTTCTTCAGTTCCAACTCTTGCATCTGCATCTGAACCACAGGGTCTTGCGCCTGCTGTTGTGCTTGCATCTGCGCGGCCTTGGCTTGATCTTGTTGCAACACTTGATTGGCCGCTTGCGCCATCATTGCTGACAGAGCCAACTCCACATCTGGTGGTAACTTCTCGTCTTCGGGTGGCAGTGGCATACCAAGTTGTTGCTCAATCTTCTGACGCATCATGTAGCCAACGTGTTCTGCAACGTGCGCAGTCAGTGCCGCTTGGATGGCGGGTGCGCGTGGGTTCTGGCCAATGAACTGCTGAATCAACGGGTCTTGCAACAACATCATGTGCACTTGGATATGCGACTGATGATCTTGGTACATGAACGCCTTGAGTGGTTTGCCCTTGAGCACGTTCTGGTTTTCCGTCACGGGATCGACAGGCTTCTGGTCTTCTTCTAACGGCACCAATTTAGCTGCGTTTTTAATACCTAACACCTCCAACATACTGCGGTGCAGTTGTGGTAAGTCATAGATATCAGGCGCCATCTGCGCCATCTGAATCACAGCTTGGTACTGTACAACACGTTGACTCATAGTCGCAGCGTTGGGATCAGACACAGGAATCACATCTACGTGGTTGTAGTCAGACTGTTTAGCACGGGGGCCTTTTGAACCTTCTGGCTCATACAAGTAGTCAGTGTCAGAGTAATCACGGATGATGTTCTTGAGCAGACCCAACTCTTGCTTCAACGCAAAGTGCACACGAGCCTGCACCGCAGTCATCACCTTTAGCTGACGCTCTAACAGTGCCAGCGTTGTACCGACAGGAGCGTTACCACTCATGTCAGATACTTTCATATCAGCGGTTGCGGCAAACCTGCGGCCTTCTTCCACAATGTTTTGAAGCAATGTGTACAAAGTCTGGCTAGGTTCTTTGTATGGTAGCGGCAAGATGTTGTCGCGTATCGTGCCAGAGCCTACATCGACGTCACGGAATTCACCCGGTGCGATGGGGGTGTCGTCTCCCTTGATGCGCAGGCCCCGTGTCTTGAGTCCACCGGGCAAGTTGGCAAGTGTTCCGGCATCGATGAGTTGCCGCATGAGAGAGGTAGCGGATTTAGCAAAGCCTCCGATAAGATGGAAAAGCCCGAAGCCGTAAGCTCCAAAACCCGGGATATATTGGTAGTGCACAAAGTGCTGACGCTTGAGTTTAAGTGGGTCATCTTCATTCCAATTACGGCGAATAGCCAACACATCGTTGGTGCCTTTAATCAACGTAACCACGTACGGCAACATGATGCCGGTCTTCTCACCATCTTCTTCATCCTCGAAGCCTTTGAGGTCTAGGTCAACGTGGCACTCATACAGTGTGTAACGATCATCGTTAAGGTCACTAAAGCCCGTCTCTTTGTCTTTGGCTTTCTGAATGTCGCTGATGGATTTATCAGGTTCAGACAACTCAATGTCACGGTAGAAGCCCGCTTGTTGTAGTTTGAGAATTTCATTCTTTGTCTTACGCATCACGTGTGTAATGCGGTAGCACGTATCCATCTCCGTTGTGCCATACGGCAAAACAATGTCTTCGGCTGGAATGAAGATTGATACTTGACGTCCCAAATTGGGATCATAGTACACCTTCTTGAACGCTGAACCTGTGGCTGGCAGTGACCACAACATGCGTTCATGCTCTGGGCGAAACTCAACCATCTTCTCTGTTAACTGATAGTTCATATCATCTTGAACACGAGCAGCGGCTTCTTTCTTATCGGGTGTCTCTTTACCAATGATCTTAGTGCGCACGGGGCCTTGTGCGGGGAACGTCTCAGTGATTGTCTCAGCTTGGAAGCGAACGACTGCTTCTGTAATCATGGGGTGGAATACACCTGACGCACCGTTCCAAGGTTCTGTGCGCTCTTCGATTTGCAAACCTAGAAGTTTTAACCCTTCTGTGTAGGCTTTTTCCCAATCCTTGCGACTGTTCTTATCGTTGTCAATGTCAGAGCACAACTCACTTGCCATAGATTGCAGTGCGCCCTCGGTTACTTCTTCAGCCAAGTTATCAGAGAAGGTGTCATCATCTCCCTCACCGATGCTGATCTCTAAATCACCCGCTTTGATGTTGACTTCTTCAGGGTCAACGATCTCAATTTCAATCGCATCTTCGTTTTGCGCTAATGCGTCAATCCCCGTAGGTTGTTGGTACAGTGCTTTGTCGATGTTAGTAGCCATCTTTGATCCTTAGTAATACGCCGCTTTACGGGGTATTGAGTAAATGTCATCTTTTTCGTCGCTGTCCAAGCTGATGAATCCACCATTCCTGAACCGAGCTAACGCCATACTTGTGCAGTCAACCATGTCATCATGATCTGACGCGGGGAACGCAGCCACCTGCTCCACAACTTCCTCTGCCCAGCGCCTACCCGCAGGATACCAGACCATGCCCGATCTGAAAATATCCGATACTGCATTTAGTCGTGCAACTTTATCACCTGTGCCCCTGTGTGGGGTGAACTCTTGCACGGGTATGCCCATGCGCCGAAACTCTTGGAACAGCGGTGTACCGCTAGACTTCTTCTCCACGATGAACGCATCAGGTTCCCACTCTCTGTATTCTTCCATTGCCAAGTCTTTAAGTTCAGCAAACTCCACCCGTTTGTTGATGGCGTTCATCAGGATGATGTGAGGCTTCTCCCCTGTCAATTTGTGGCTGAACACACCCCATGTGAGCAGTGCTGTAAAGTCAGCGCGGTTGTTCTTCTCAGCCGCCGCGTCAAGTGTCATGATGACAAACTCAAGCTCTGGGGGGTCTTCCTCTTCCCACTTCATCCACCACTCACGTTTGATGATCGCGCCTTCTTCGCTGGTGGGTTGTTGCTGATACTGAGCGTTCCACTGGAACGAGGGCATCGACGCTTTGGTTCTGTGCAGGGCTTCAAGGTCAAAGAACTCAGGCCACAGCGCCCTTTCTTCTGGCGTGTTCTCGTTGAAGATGGCGGGAAACTCAAAGAACTCGTACTTGTCAGACTCTTCGTTGCGAGCCATGTCCTTGGCCATCATGCCAATCAGATCGTTGGGATGCCAGCGTGTATGCACAATCGCCATCCGTCCACCCGGCATCAAACGTGTTCGAGCACCAAAAGTAAACCATTCGTATGCCTTCTGGAATACCTCAAAGTTGCCGTTCAAGATGTCCTGCTCAGAGAACGGATCGTCAACAATCAAAAAGTCAGCACCACGACCTGCAAGGGCAGAGCCAACACCACAGGCAAAGTACTCACCACCTGAGTTGGTGTTCCACCGGCCAGCAGACTTACTGTCAGCGGCCAGCACCACGGTGGGGAATATCTCTTTGTACATGTCTAGGTCAACCAAGTTACGCACCTTGCGTCCAAAGTCAACGGCTAGGTCTGTGGTGTGCGACACCATCAGCACCTTCTTATCAGGGAAATTACCTAGGAACCATGCAGGGAAATACACAGACACCAAAAAAGATTTGCCGTGCCGTGGCGGGATGGATACCGCAATTCGGTCTTTGCGGTTGAACGCCATGTCTTCTAATAGAGATGCCAGCCTGCGGTGGTGCCGCCCGATCTTGTAGTCGGTATTCATCTTCATACAAAACTCAAGCAGGCTACCCCGTGCAATCTTGGCAGTCTCTCGCTTGGTCAACTCTTCTAATGTCGCATCAAACGATTCCAAATCTTCTGGGTCAAGTTTGGCCAAATCTACGTTTTGTAGATCCTCCATTGTGAATTCAGAAAAATCAATCATGAGGTTCGCTGCGCACTAACGTAGGTACAGATGGGCGTGTGCCCAGCACATCGGCTTTGCTCTCTTGCAGGGTTTTGGGTTTAGCTACCACATCCACAATCTGTTCAGACTTACTGCGCAGTTCCAGCAGTTTGGAAATTCTACCTTTAATAGACGCTTCCAACTCCAGCGTGGTTTTGTGCTTCACGGTAATTTCACTGCGCTCTATAAATAAGCCGACGTCACCCACCTTGCCTAGCAGTTCAAGTGCACGGATGCGAATTTTGGGATCGGGGTGGGTCGTCTCTTCAATCAGCTTATTGGTCACATAGGTTCTGATCTGCACTGCCGAGTTCACCACCACCTGATCGTACTCACTCAGGATGGATTTGAGATGTAACACCGATGCTGTGGTTGTGACTGCGTTGGTCTGGGGTGTTACTACATTTGTAGCTTCTGAGCTACTAATAGATTCATGGAAGGCCGAGCGTGCTCGCACCTTGTCTTCTGCAGATGGCTCATCAGGTGCACCGAACGCTTGCAGGAATTCTGCAGTCTTAAATAGGGCATCCACCTTGGTATGCAGAGACACCACATCCTCCCGCTTGCTTGGGATTGGCACCGTCAACTCTGGGATACAGGTCAGCATGGCGCAAAATATAACACACAAACGGCAGGGCGTGTCAAGACACTATCACTAGGGGGGTGTTCTGGAACACGATTTCAAAGATTTTTTGCTATAAAAATTTTTAGTGGGTCGTTTTATTTTGATGGGGGGTGGGTTTCAGAATAATTGGACAACGTTCGTATGGAATACACTGTAGGTGTAGCTACGGGACTCCAAACTGTCAAGGCTTG